ACCGTCAGCTTAACTTTTAGTGTCTTTACGCTAGTTCCCATTCCCGTTCCTCTCGATTTGATTTTGATTTGACTGTCCTGCCGGTTAGCTTGACGAATCCGTTGTCCATCATTTCCTTCAACCTCCTAGCGACTTGATTAGGGTCAAGGTTTGAATGGTCAGCAATGCCATCCTTACCAAGTGGGCCATGCAAAAGTAAAACTGCCTGGATGATTTCAAAATGGTGAACCTTAAAGTCTACCTTCTCGGCGGCTAACTTGCTGGTAAATGGGTCGTCTTTTCTGAACATTTCATCTCCTAAGTTATTGAAACCACGCTTGGGGCATTGCTGATGATGTAATTCTTTGTTTTCTGGATCATCTTTTCGTAATCGCTACGGGGGATCGATGATCGTTGCAGGTCGTGGAACTCAAACAAGTCTTTGACTGCTTTCAACCCAATTCCCGTCAGGCCCAATTTCTTAGTGTTCTCGTATCGCTTGGCGGCTTCATATAAAGCGTTTTGAGCGATTTCACACGTTTCTAATACCTCAGGTCCAATTCCGTTTTTTCCCATCGTTTCCGCTAGATTTAGCATATCTGTAAGGTCATACCATTCGTTCACAGTGGCTAAACCTTTTGTCATGGCATCGATGGCGGCAAGTTCCCGCAGTCGCAGCTTGTCCAGATTAGATTTGTCTGTAATGCAAGCACCAGCGATGGCGTGAGCAATCGGGTCAAGCAATTGATAGACTTTGCGCCTTACTCGCTTACGCATTGAACTTCCTTTAGCTTTTCAAGATAGTGCTTGGCCTTCTGGGCATCATCCTCTGACCCAACTTTTTTGCCTTGGCGCATGGAGTATTTGAGCAAATTGCCTTTGAGAAAACCCACAAATTCTTCATGACTTAACAGGGCTTCCATGACTGTCCAGGGCTGCACTTCCATGTTTTTGTAATGAGTGCCACCGATTTGATATGAATCTGCTTTCATTTCATCTCCTTTCCAATCTCAGCGGCTGCTCTAACAATGGCTCTGCGGGTGGCTGCAAAAACATCTGGCTCTTCATCTTCACCTACAGCACAAGCCAATTTTGAAGGCCAACTTTGAGATTCTTCAACCCAAGGAACTGCCTCCCCTGGAAAAATTGTCATGCTCAACTTCATAGCCAGCCTCAAAGCATCTCCATCATCTATTAGGGGGTTCCAAAGCGTATATTTGATTGGGCCACCATGCCAACGCTCTCCAACGTAATAGACCAATGAGTTTTCATCAATCTGCCATACATTGCCTAAATCAGCTGCCTTAGCTGCCAGCTCTAGTAATTCTTTGTCAGTCATGTTATGTCCAATTCGTTTTTGGGCCTTCTTTCAGCCAGTTATCCAACTTTGTTTCACCATTCATTCTTCGACGCGCTCTTAGATTCTGCTGGCGCTCTGCTGGCGTCAATCGATGCCGTTCAGCATCTTTTGCTTTTCCGATCATGAAAACAGGCATACAGTCCCGCCCTAATATGTCCTTTTCCCATGAGACTATGTGGATGGCTTTCTTTTTGTGTAGCTCTCGCGTGTAGTCGTAAATGGTTGCAACGTGAAGTCCTGTTTCTTCGGCTAATTCGGCACAAGTTCGAGTGCCTTCCATCAGCATCTTTATCATGTAGGCGTAAGATACCGCGCCCATTTTTACCATCTTGCGTGTGTTTCGTTTTTTCTCAGTCATTTTTTTCTTTTAGCTTTGCAATTGCTGCGTGAATACACGCTTCCCTAGTTGCGCCTGTTGATGCGATTTCGTCAATTTCGTTTTCAGTCAATCCTTCCCAAGGATTAGGCGCTTCATACAAAGGAATAGCACCATCATCATCTTTTGAACAGTCTATCCATCCGAATGGCTCTGGCCTGAAGTATCCAAAGGGTTCTTTCATGTGTTCTTCTCCTTGAGTTTGGCTTTAATGCTTTCAAACTTTGTTTCGTACCAGTTTGTTTCTCTTCCACGCTTTGCCCAGCCGTACTGAGTCATCAGCACTGGCGAGTCATACTGAGGATGATTGACTATTTTTGAGCGTTGCACTTGATGGTGTCCTTCAAGGTCTTCAGACATCTCGCTCATGACTGATCCTTGATTCCATGAGCTGCTTCAATGACGATGCCGTAGTGTTCTTGGTCTTCGGCTTGCATCACTTCCCATTCTTCCAGCTTTCTTTTGCTCACCCAATGACCATCAGGATGCAGCCACATCAGCCATTTGTAGTGCCTCGCTTTCACATCTAAACAGGCTGCATAAACAACTTTGCCATTCTCGGATTGCAACGGGACAAATCCGTTCGGTAAGTCATCCGTCAGCGGCCTTGGTTGTTCAATCTTCTGTCCTTCTGCTTGCATTAGCCACAGTGCGCGTTCTCTCTTCATTCCTTCTTGGAGACCTGTCTCAAATTCATAAGCAATGTTGGCCCTTTCAAATTGAAAGATTCGATTCAAAATTCTGTCAAGCAATCTTTGATTGTTTGAACTGTGACCGCAATCACTCATAATCATTTCAGCAAGCCATCTAGCAGCCACAGGCTTTTGCTGAGTTGTCAAGGATTCCTTGACTGGTGGATGGGATGCATTCAAAGCGGCAGTCAATCGGGCCTCAAGATCAATTCGGTATTCCTTGCGGCTCGCACTGATTCCATCCTCTACGATCGATGCTTTGCAGTTGTCTCGCGCTTCTCGCAAAAGTTCACGACAAACCACAGGCTCTTGCTTCGCCACTTTGTAATGCTGATCCAAGATGGCAATCACAGCTTTGGCTGTCTCGTCCACAGGTATGTCTGGGTTAACCCAAAAGCCTTTATCGCTGACCGTCATGATGGGGTCGGGTAGTTTGGTATTAACAAAGGCAATCTGGTTTTTCTTTACTCCCGCATCTCTAAAACGGAGTTCTGACTGCTGCTCAACGGCATTGAAAGCCTCTTCCTCTTCAGGGGTTGCGATGTGGTCTTGGTTCATTTCTTTTCCTCTGCTTTTGCTATTGCATCCATTGCAATTTCTATTTCTAGCGGTTGATATTTAGGCAGCAAAAGATCATCATCATCTCCACCACGTATTCCATACCAATTAACAAGGTTTTTCAACGCCTTTGACAGCTCTTGATTCACTTCATGGAGTCTGCGGAGTTCGGCAGCTGCTTCTAATTCAGTTATGCGATTTCTCGGTTGCAATGCCTCAAGTTCATCAGCCAATCTAAGTGCTTCTGGTTTCATTCCGATTTCTCCTCAAGTCCGCGCCAGGGTAGGGTTTGATATTTGCTTAAAAAATCGCAATTTAAGTTTGCATTAAATGTTGAACCGCAAATTAACCCCCAAAATGATCCATTCCACCATGAATATCCACGATGTTTGTCAATCGTGATCCGCTCATAAGCCCCAACATGAACAGGCTTAATATTGCCTGGATACCACAGAGTGCGCTTCATTCTTCATCCTCCTCATCCAAATCACCAGGATAATCAGGATCACGAGGATCAGGATGTGCCGCAAGTTGGCGCTGATAACGCTTCATGACTTTTCTTTCAGCGATCAACTCGTTACGGTCTGTTTCGTCCATTGGGTAAAAGTGGCTCATTTGCACAACCCCTCAATCAAGAACCAAGACAAGCAACCGGCGATAACAACAGCCAATGCGTAATCAGCGATCTTTTCAAAAAGCGACATCACAGTTCCTTTCGTTGGACTGGTTGAGCGAGAAGCCATTTATCCCCAAGCAAGCGCACAGAATTGACCCAAGCTCTTGCGTTATGTCGGCTCGTATGCAGCGGGATGTAAGATCGATAAAAGTGTGATCGAACCCTTTTGAGTAGAGAAATTGGCATATCTGGTCTAGCTCCATTTGTTGAGATGCGATTGAATCGTTCATGGTAGAAAGGGCCGAAGCCCATTAAACTTTTTGAAAGTCTTTAGCCAAATAGCCGAAGTTCTGAACGACTGCTGTGTTATTCGCTGGAAGAACCTTTGTTCTTTGGTATTTCCCATTGACAAACTCAGCCCAAGCGATCTTCCCGCGGTAAGCGTGACGGATTTCAATGGTGACGTTGTTGTTGTTGGTGTATTGCATTTTTAGCTCCTTAAAAGACCCCGAACTGTTCAGGGCATGGCGCAAGTATACGTTGAATTAACTCAACGTCAACCAATTTTTAAAAATTAATTTCTAGGTGTTTTCACCTACTTGTTACGTTGAGACAGTTCACATACAATGCGGCGATGCAAAAATTCTGTAAACACTGCAAAAGTGAGATCATTGGACGAGATGTTCGATCTCTGGTTTGTTTTGACTGCCTTGACAAAACTTACGTTATCAACGGTGGTCGAGCTGCTGCCGTAAAAGTTAAAATTGCAATTCGGAAAAAATTATTGCCGCCACCTACAGATTTCAAATGCATGGACTGTGGTGTTCCAGCAACTTGCTATGACCATAGGGACTACAACAAGCCTTTAGACGTTCAGCCAGTTTGTAGTCGATGTAATACATTGCGAGGCTCTGCAATACCTACTACAGAGACAGTGGTCGTGAAGAAGCAGAAAGCGAAGCAAAATTCTTCATTCGAAAAAAATGTTGCTCCTTCTGTAACTGGATTGACCAAAGCAAGAGCCATTGAACTTGCCGGAAGCTCTAACAAATTGGCAAAATTGCTTGATCTACATCGGAGCGCAATCTTTCATTGGAAAGAAATCCCTGTTCGTCGGATGTATGAATTGAAAGAAAAAAAGCCTGAGTGGTTCAAGTGAATTGGGGCGTCTTCACTGTCGGCATCTTAATTCTGGCGATCCATGGAGGAACTTCCGTAGACTTTTTGTGGATCGTTTGCACTGCTTGTATTGTGGAATGGCTATGAAAAAAATAAGTTGACAAAGCGTTTTTTTAAGTTGACAACCTGAAATTTATGTATAATCCAAACCGTCTAGAGTGGCATCTAGGCGATGAATGCAGGCGAGAAATAGAACCCCTCAGATTTCTGTGGTGGGTCTTGTCAAGCAGCAAGCGAGGCTTTTGCCTGCATTCAATCGCCTTGTTGTCGCTCACGCCAAGAGCCAAGATCCACCAGAGTGATTTGAGGGGTTTTTTGTTTTTGGCTGACCGTCAGGGCGCGTTAGCAAATGGTCTGCATGGACTGAACCCAAGAAA